GTTGGTTCTCTGACTATTCTAGCTGGATCTTCGTATACAATAGGAATATAATTACCTTTTACTCCCGGAAATCCATGACCTCCGGCAGTTGTTGTTTTAATTCTTTTGAAAGAACTATCCTTCTCCATACCGTTTACGGCTGTTTCGAAAGTCAGAGGGGATGCTTTAGTAAAGCTAGCTGAAAATCTAGCTACCAACTCATTCTCTATCCTTCGTAACAATCTTCGGTTAAGCGGCTTGCATCCACGATCTAACTTTCTTATGAAAACATTGTATGGTGAAATATATGTCCCATTGATTGTCTTTGGCTTCATTAAGGGGGCCGTATAAAACCACCCATCCTTATCTCTTATTTCGTGATTGAAAATCCTTCCTGCTTCTTCTGCGAAACGTGTAGATTTAACTTCACTCTTTCCATTTACGTTAACGTTTACATTACGTTTGCCGTAATAGGTTAGAGCAGGTAAGAATTCATATCGCATAAAAGATTTTGGACCAGGAAGCACCAATGATTCTCCAATGATATTTCCTTCTGAAGCCATTGTGGGTCCTTTAGATTTTATATCATCAACAATAGTGTCGACCATAGAACGGTTAATAGCAACGGCCACACACTGTCCGTCCAATGACGATCCTGTGTGTAATCCACATATATTGAAACCATTAACCACCGGAAGTATGAGTGGTAATCCACACATTCCTTCCTGGTGCAAGTCCCAATTGTATTCATAATACTCTTCTATTACGAATTTTTGATCATGCAAATTGATTGTACGAGGCTTCTTAAGACATCTAGACAACGTCTTCGTTCCTCCTATATAAGAAGGCACGGAAAGCTCATGCTTATCATTTTGCTCAATCAAATATGGTCGAATATCAGTAAAGTTTCGTAATGTAAATCTAATAGCCACAACGTCACACGTAACAGAATACAGATCCTCTATATCTACTCGTATGACTTGAGGTTCTATTTGGTCCACATTGCGATGATACTCTATATTCCAAGGGCCTTTGTCAAGAAAGGCATGTTTATTCAACAAGCAGATGTCATTACAGACACCAAGAGAGTGTGTTACCATCGCCATACCGCTTTCAGATCTGATGATCCAACGCATAATATTGCGATTTATAGTATTAAAGACTTGATCAATAGTATTAACAGATTTACTATCTGGTCTTGCGTAATGCATCTCATTCCAGTAATTGGTATTCTTCACTGGTACTTTAGTTACCATCTCCGAACACCCCATACTCTCTTCAAGCTGATTTAAAGCTTTGTTTGTTGGTGATTGCGTATAAAAACTAGTAGAAGATTCTGCTTCATATTTCACGCCTTTCAAGTAATGGTATAGCCACCACCCGACAGCCGTAAATACGCT